TTATAAAATTTTGTTCAGTTTATCCAGCATTTCACGCCTAGATTCGGAGTATATATGGGCGTAAGTTTTTCTTAATTCACTAACAGAATGGCCAAGCCTTTCTGCGATCAGCTGATCATCTACACCGGCACGAATCAGCAGAGTCGCGTGTGAATGCCTAAATCCGTGAGGAGAGATAGGTGGAACACCAGCAACCTGGATATATCTCTTCAAAGCAACAGCCAGCCTGGGCGCCAGAAGTGGCTTTATATGGCCAAACACAAACCAGGAGGACGAGAACCCGTCCTTCTTTTGTTGCTCGCTATAGCGACGCCTTAAGCAATCTAGAAGGGTATCCTGTAAATCAATATATCTATTCGAATTTTTAGATTTAGGTGGAGTAATCTCCCACGGAGCCGATTCCGTTTTTATCGTTAATGTTTTAGAAATATGCACCTGGCCTCTGCCTAGATCAACATCCGACCATTGGAGGGCAAACATTTCAGATTTACGGACACCAGTGCCAAACATAAACATAAAGACATCACGCCAGTACTGGTCGTCTACGCACGATATAAAGTGCGTAAAGGTTTCCTGCTCCCAGAATAACAGACTCTGGTCTTTCAGGTTCCGTTTATCTTTCACGATAGGCAAAGATCTGCACGGGTTGACTTCAAGATATCCAAGTCTAACGGAATAGGAAAGAATAACGGATAGAGTATCTAAAATGCCATTTAAAGTGGGGGCAGCATAAAGCTGACCGTTTGGTTTTTTCTTTTGAAGCAGACGGTTTCTCCACTGATTAAGAACGGGAGTCGTAAGCGCCGTAAGCTTCAGGCTTCCCAAATCATCCTGGATGTGATTTTTATAAGTATGTTCGTGCGTATAGAGAGTGGATCCTTTTACGGACATATTCTCTGCGTTTTTGCAGTATAACTGAAACAATTCATTTAAGGTTATAGAAGGCCGAGCGGTAGTCATTTCCAGACGGAAGGCAAACTCGGCTTCTTTTGCTTCTTTTTTTGTTTTGAAACCTCGACGACAATATCGCTGAGTCTTTCCGGTAATATCCTTACAGGAACCATAGAACATCCAGGTTCCCCTTTTTGTGTCCTTTTGCTGAGCCATAAGAGATTACCTCCTTTTATAATTTCTACGAAAAGCGACTAGAACACCCAACACCTGAACCTGATCATGGAAGTCTGCCGTCGAGAAGAGAGTCCCAATCGCATACGGACTGGCAGTACGTAAAGCAATCTGGTTCGTTTCGTTATGCGTAATAATAAAGCGCAGCATGGCTTTACCTTGATATTTCACTAGCATAGGCACACCAGCACGAATAGCACCTGTGGCGCGAATCAGGCAGACGTCGCCCTTGATAATATCCGCCTTATACATAGTTTCATCAGGCATAACATAAATATAATCCGCCGCAACATCTGTAGCCGTAGAAGTGAAGACTGACGAGCTATTCGACTTAGATACAGACCCGTCCTCGTCGACCAGGGACAGAAAGCGGACAGGCTTTACTGCAGAATCTTCAAAGGCTGCGCTCATCAGATCAAGAGGTTTCAGGTTGAAGCGCTCTGCAATTTTTACAACCATATCTGGCCTTGGCGCTTTAGTTCCAACCTCCCAGCACCGTACGGTGTTATAAGAAACACCACAATACTCGGCCAAATCTCTACGACTGACACCAGACTCTTTCATCAGCTCAGGGAGCTTGGAAGATAAGACTTCATTCAATTTATTCATAGTTAATTACACCTCCTAGGTTTATATTAATCTTTTAGGTTTAAAAAGTAAATAATAAAAAATACAAAATAATAACCGTAAAAGTTTGACAAAATGCGTTCATAGCTGTAAACTGTAGGCAATTAGGAAAAGAGCTTTTAAGAAAGAAGGGAAAACAAATGGGATAGAAGAACTCAGAAAGAAAATCGAATTCATGCTCCAGACTATGGATCAGCAGGGCCTTGAACAAGCCTATAAAATCCTACAAAGAATCTGGATCAGACACGGAACACAGCAATAGAACACACACGGAAGAATGCAGGACTTGGAAACAGGTTCTGCGTTTTTCTTTTTATAAAAAGACGAGTAACCAATCTAAACAGGATTACTCGTCTTTTTTTCTACAAGATTATCAATAAGCTGCATTACTAAATTAAATTGATCATTAGGCAGACTGTATAGTTTTTTCATAATCCTAAGAGTGTCAGCATCATAGCCTTTTTCAGCTGCAAGCTCTTCAAGTATGGCGTCCATATCATCTATAAACATTTCACCCTTGCCTTCAGTTAACCAGAAATAATCCACGCAATACTTAGAACATATCAATCTAATAGTTCGATCAGACGCGCCGTTTGTATTTCTTTCAATATTACTAAGCGCTCCTCTTGAAAGACCGATAGGCTTCCCAAAGGCCTCACCCGATAGGCCTAGAGCTTTACGAACTTCTTTAATTCGTTCACCCACTGTTTTCATAAGTGCCTCCTTTCAAAAACAGAATACCACTATAGTTTTAAATTGTAAAGTAACAAAACATTTTTTAAATTTCAGTGTTGACAATTGTAAAGGGACGAGCATATAACGACATCGTAAACTTCAGTTACGAAGCATATGGAGGTGAAAAAATGAAAGCATCGCAACATCAGGAAATAGAAAAAACAAGCCTAATTCTTTCAGAAAAGATTCCCAAGCTATCTGAAAGTGAAAAAGCCTTTGTAGAGGGAATACTGACAGGCCTACAAATGAATAAGGCTCAACCAGCAGCCAAGGAACCAGAGAAACAGGAGGAGGTGAAGTAGATGCCTATTGAAATACAACTCATAGTCGTCATGACACTAGCCACGACCTGGTTAATTGCAGCTTCCACGATAAGCCTGGCTATAGGCGACTGGCTCTTTAATAGATGGCTAGAAAGAAGGTACAAGAAATGATTAAGGACTACTTAGAAAGATTTGAAATCCTAGACGGGTGCTCAGTAATCAGGATAAATGATTTAGACTTGAGTAATTACCCAGTACACGATTGCTCAATAGAACCCCTAGAAAACGGAGAAGTTCGAGTGCATATATCAATGACTTTCAGAGCTAAACACACGAGCTTTTATCAGGCAGCAAAAAAAGGGGAATCCCAAAAAGGAAACCCTAACATCCAGTTCGAACCATATCGAGAATGACCTGCTCACCAATGTGAAGAATCAGACTCAAAGATACGGAAGATAACTTTTTGACTATATCGTTAGTCCGTCGCCATACAGTATTATCGCGAACGGTATCTAAAAACCTATGACCCTCCCAAGTTAAAGAATAGATAACCTGATCAACGTGTAAATCTGTAGATTCAAGACGTGCTTTGATATAGCCTGCTTCTAGAAGTCTTTCAGTTGTATAAAGATTCTCTTCATAAGAGTAATCCTTTATAGAAATATCCGAGAGTTCTAGAGGTTCATACGGTCCGGTTTTATCTTCTATCTCAAGTAGAAGCAACCGAACTAAATCCTGATTTAACTTCAAATGATTAACCTCCTTTCATAGGAGATTGTAACACGAAAGGAAGAAAGAGAAATGGAACACAAGACAACAGGCGCAGAACTTCCAGACTTTACGGAAGGTATTAACCTTCGCGGAGAAAGACTAAGACTGGAAGCCTTCTATGCAGAACAAAAAAGAATCAGAAAACAGAAATTCAGATCTGGACTTGTAACAGTGCTAAACGTTGCGATCCTAATCCTGATCCTGTCGCTAATCGTAGCGGTTTGGATCATGATCTATCAAATGCTTTATTAAAGGAGGTGGTGCATTTTGCAAGTAGAAAACCTAGCAGCCTACAGATACGAAATGCTAGAAAAGGGTTATATGAACAAATCTGAGCTATCGAAGTTTATAGGTTGCGGAAGGGGTAAAGGAAGCAAGATCTTCCAGAAAATTATGGAAGACATAAAAAAAGAAGGTCTAGAAAATATCGACAGCAACGTTATCCTGACCAAACGTGCTATTCAGTATCTAGGCCTCACACAAAAGAATATCGTAGAATCCTACGAGCGTTCTATAAAAAAAGGCTAGAAGACCTCGTTCGAAAACGAATAAGGCTCTAGCAATAGAACACGCTTATATTATACAGCACGTGTTCAAAAATACAAGGAGGAAAAAGAAAGAATGACACTAGATGAAGCGATTGCCATCGCAAAAAATGTATATGAAGATGAAAGCGCAGATGCTAGAGGTAGAAAAGATTATAGGCAAATCGCAGAATGGCTAGAGGAATTGAAGCAATATAAATTGGCAAGTCCTTACAAAAAGCCAGCATACAAACTAACTAAATTTGAAAAGGATTTATTACAAAGCTGTACAGGCAAATACATGTTCAAATATATACCTGTTTTATGCAGGATGAAAGAAAAAGGATATTTCAAAGGCATCGATGAGAATGCAACGATTGAAGATATCCTAGCAAATTGTGAAATAACAGAGGAGGAATAAACATGATCAAAATTGAAAAAGAAAAACCAGCAAAGGAAGAATTAAAGCTTTTCTCAGTAGAAATCGTACTGACACCAGACACTGAAGACCACATGCAAATGGAATCAAGAATTCAGGGACACAAATCAGAAATGAAAGCTTTTCTTGAGACGCTGGATGTCAATCCAGAGGAATACAGAAATATCACGGCACACGCCGCAATGGCTATGCTTAGAGATTTTATACAGCAGGTTGTGAACCTAAGCGAAAGCCTAGAAGGCGCAGAAATGGAAGAAACGGAGGAATAGAAAATGTATTACCAATTAACATTGCAATTCGCAACAAGCGAAATCGACGACGCTAAAAAAGTGTTGGAACTAGCCAAAGAGCTAGACCTAAAGCGCGCAGGACTAGAGGAAAAACTGCCTGAGCCTGAAACATTCCCATGGGAAGAAGAAGCACCAAAACAAGAGGCACCAACAAAGGAAGCGCCAACTCGTAAAGAAAAAGAAAATGAGACTAAGATTCCAATGGCCAAAGATTGGACGACTCAAGACGAGCCTATTCATGAGACTGTAAAGCCAACGCCTAAACCTGATCCGACTGCAGAACCAATTACATTGAAAGATTTACAGAACGCCGGCGTTGCATTTGCCAAAGAAAAAGGCATGGCCGTCCTAAAAGTGTTCCTAACTCAGATGGGTGCTAGCAAGATCAGCGACATCCCTAAAGAGAAATATCAGGAAGCCTGGGAGGCACTACATGCCTAGTCAACACGCTATCCTTTCTGCAAGTGGTTCCGACAGATGGCTACACTGCCACCCTTCAGCTAGATTGGAGGAGCCTATCGAAGAAAAGCCAAGCGTCTACGCAGCGGAAGGAACAGAGGCTCACAGCGTAGCCGAAAAGAAACTTCGTAACTGGATCGAGGGACATCCACGAAGAAAAGTAAAAGCAGCTACAGGAGAAATGGACGAGGCTACAAACTTCTATAAAGACTACGTTCTAGAGGTATACAACAAGGAGAAAAAGAAATGCGATATTGCGGATCTTTTCATAGAGGTACAAGTTGATTTGACTCCATGGATTCCGGAAGGATTCGGAACAAGCGACGCTGTAATCGTAAGCAATCACACGCTCCATGTTATCGATTTTAAATACGGAGAAGGCGTCAAGGTAAATGCCCCACACAATCCGCAGCTTACCATTTACGCAGCAGGAGTTATGGCCCTATATGACTGCCTATACGATTTTGAAAAAGTTCAGCTTCATATCGTACAGCCTAGACGCGATCACATCAGCACCTGGGAACTTACTACCGAAGAACTGGCGGACTGGATGGAGAATGTAGTTAAACCAGCTGCAAAAGAAGCCTGGAACGGAGAAGGAGAACGGCAAGCCGGAGACTGGTGCAAGTTTTGCAGGGCAAAGGGAAACTGTAACGCACGCGCTGCCAGGATGAAAGCAATCGACGAAAGATATCAGCGCATGTGCGGAATGCTTCTAACAAATCAGCAAATCGCGGAGCTTTTGCCAGAACTACCTGGACTTATTGACTGGGCCAAAGAGGTACAAGAGTTCGCACTGGATCAGGCGCTAAAAGGAACACACTACGAAGGATATAAAGTTGTAGAAGGAACAAGCCGAAGAAAGATTACAGATGAGTCTAAGGCATCTGAAGCACTTCAAAACGCAGGCTTCGACTACAACCAGATCATGACAAAGCCAAAGCTTCAGACTATCACGGCTCTAGAAAAGTTAGTCGGCAAGAAAGACTTCGCAGAACTTGTTGGTGAATATATCGAGAAGCCGCAGGGAAAACCTACATTAGTGCCAGTAAGCGACAAACGCCCAGAGTTTGGAAGTGTAACAAATGACTTTAAAGATGGCATTGATTAGAAAGATAAAAAGACTGATAGGAATCCAGTCGCCTTCAGAACACATGTGGGGGTTTAAGCCCAGGGGATTAAAAGATGAGTTCAAAGGAGGATATCAACAAGCTCGAAGAGAAAATGGTCCGCATCCGAGCCGAGATTCGAAGCAGTAAACCAGGACCACACAGAAACGATCTAAAGCGACAGCTTAAAAACGTAATGCGACAAAGAATACAACTAGGAGGAACAAAAAGATGTCACAAGTAAAAACAAAATTAGTAAGATTTATCTACTGCCATTTAGCAGAACCATACGCGTTTGCAGAAGGCATGGACGCCAAATATAGCGTGAACGTATTAATTGATAAGGACGACAAAGAAACACTTAACCGAATCATTAATGGATACCAGGAAGCCATTCAAGGTGGAGTAGAACACTATGGCGCTTCCTTCAAGGCTAAAGCAACACCGCTAAAAAGAGAACCAGGAAGCACACGCGGCTTATTGGTTGACTGCGACACGGATGAAAGATACAGCGCGCCAGAGTTCAAGAACAAATACATGCTAGCAATAAAGAGTATCAATCCTGTATCAGTTGGATACCGCAAGAACGGAGTGACATACGCATACAGCGACAAGGAAGCTATTAGGGAAGATGTATATAGTGGATGCTATGGAGCTGTAAGCTTTAACTTCTACGCATTCAACAAAGTCGGAACAGGAATCGCTGCAGGGCTTAACAGCGTTTTAAAAGTAAAGGATGGAGAGCCATTAGGCGGACATCCAAGTGTAACTGCAGACTTTGGAGACGCTTCTGAATTTGACGATGAAGCCGGAAGCGACGACCTAAGTGCCTTGTTGTAAAAAGCCCATACTGCATATCGACCTGGAGACCTACTCCAGCGTCGACCTTGCAGCCTGCGGGGTTTATAAATACGCAGAGAGTTTAGATTTCAAAATACTTCTATTCGGATACGCCTGGGGCAATGATCCAGTAGAAGTTTTAAATTTAATGGAAGAAGATCTGCCTTTTTCTTTAGTATCAGCACTAGCAGACGAAAACATCACGAAGGTGGCACACAACGCAAACTTCGAACGAGTATGCTTAACCAGATACGTCAAAGATTACGCGAAACGATATATTCTAGGAGACACTGTAAAAAAGAAACTAACAGAGGATGGATTCCTACCACCAGAACAATGGAAAGATACTATGATCATGGCCGCAGAAAATGGCTACCCTTCCAGTTTAGGACAACTAGGACCTGCATTAGGAATTGAAGAAGACAAGGTGAAACTGGCTACCGGTAAAAGATTGATCCAGTATTTCTGCAAGCCTTGCAAACCGACAAAAGCCAACGGCGGAAGATGGAAGAACCTGCCGGAACATGATCCGGAAAAATGGAATCTTTTCATAGAATACAACAAGCGCGACGTGGAATCAGAACAAGCCATTTATAACAAGCTAAATAACTTGATACCTGTATCTGATCAGGAATGGGAAAACTGGAGCAGAGACCAGAGGATAAACGACAGAGGAATACACGTAGATACGCAGATCATAAAAAATGTCCAAAGCTACACGATAGAACACGGAATGGAACTGATGAAGGAAGCAAGATACATCACAGGCCTAGAAAACCCGCAAAGCGTAGCACAGCTAAAAAAGTGGATCCTTAACCAGGAAGGACACGAAATTGAAAGCCTGAACAAGGAAGCCGTGAAAGACCTTCTAAAAGGCACGCTAAGGCCCGAAACAAGAAGAGCCCTAGAGATACGCCAGGAGTTAGGAAAAACAAGCGTTAAGAAATACGACGCCTTCCAGAGAGCGTGCGGAGAAGATGACCGCATCAGGGGAACCTTCCAATTCTTCGGAGGCAGAACCGGAAGATGGGCAGGTCGACTGATCCAGCCGCAGAACTTCCCACGGCCAAGCTTTGACGAGGTAGACGAACCAAGAACCCTCGTGAAGGAAGGCAACTTCGAACTTTTAGAATTGATATACTCAAGCATGAACGACGTATTCGCTACGATTCTAAGAACAGTGATCACGCCTCCAGAGGGAAAGTCCTTCATAGTAGCCGACTACTCAGCCATAGAGGCTCGAGTGATTGCCTGGCTAACAAGAACGACGTGGCGCCAGGAGGTATTCAAAAACGGCGGAGACATCTACTGTGCATCCGCCAGTCAGATGTTCGGAGTTCCGGTTGAGAAACATGGAATCAACGGACACTTGAGACAAAAGGGAAAGATTGCCGAACTAGCCCTCGGATACGGTGGCGGAACGGCAGCACTGGAAGCCTTTGGTGCAAGCAAGATGGGTCTAAGCCCAGAACAGCAGCAAGAGATTGTGACGAAACGGAGACGGGCGTCGCCAAAGATCAACGATTTCTGGCATATATTAGAAAGAGCCTTCAAGGATGCAATCACGGATGGAAAAGTCACAACTCTAGACCGAAATATGAAAGTTTTCAAAAGTAATGGAAACGTTTATATTCAACTTCCAAACGGACGGATCATTGGCTATGTCACTCCACGAATCAAGGATGGCCAGGTATCTTTTTTAGGATTGAACCAGACAACACGAAAGTGGGAGTGGACCAACACATGGGGCGGAAAGCTTACGGAGAACGTGGTTCAGGCTATCGCTCGAGACTGCCTATGCGAAACGCTAAAGGGATGCGACGAGATCGGAGCTAAAACAATCATGCATGTTCATGACGAGGTTATATGCGAAGTACCGACGGAAGAAAAAGAAACAAAATTCAAACAACTGCTAGAAGTAATGGCTAAGCCAATCAGCTGGGCGCCAGATTTAATTCTAGTGGGGGATGGATTTATATCCGATTATTACAAGAAGGACTAAAACATGAAAAAACAAAATTTAATTATAGCCTTGATCTATATCACCGCAGCACTGATCCTCCTAAATATTTTGAAGGAAGTGTTCGGTTTAGATATAGCACAAGCGCCAAGGTTAGGAGGATAGAACATGAGTATGAAATGGACACAACAGGAGGACAACCTTCTAAAGCAGCTAGACGCCTTAGGCTACAGCAGCTCAAAGATTTATAAAGAATATGGCTCTATATTAAAGAACCGAAGTCAAAACGCTATAGCCCTTCGTCTAAGCTATCTACACAAACCACCTGAAGAAAGACGAAAGGAAGACATGGCAAGCTTTGACAATGCGGACATGCTAGAAAAAGCGATCAACCAGGCCGCAGACCGTATCTGCAACCGCCTGGACAATATCGCAAACGATCTAGCCGTAATCTGCAGATATATGGAAAACAATACGGAGGACGCCAGGAAGCCCGCTGAGCGCATTACAAAGCTTCTAGAAGAAATCAAAGCGAACGGAGCGCTCCAGCAAGGAACACAGCAAAGTATCAAGCACGAGCTTCAAAAAGTGGCTTATAGGAGAAGCAAGAATGGGTAAGCACTACAAGCCAAGGAAAAATCAAAGAATCTTCTACATTCTGGACAAGGACTGTGAAACAGTGCTGAAAACACTGACGGCTTCACAACTTGCCGAGCTTCTAGGAATCAGGAGAGAACATCTAGATATTTATCTGGCAAAGAATCCCACTTTTAGAGGCTATCTATAGCGGAAGAATAGACAGGAGGCCGAAGGATGTATGCAATAGCAACCTGCAAAAACAGAAAACAAAAGCAGTATTTCAACCAGGAAATGTCCTGGGACGAATTCACAAAAAAACTGCTCTTCACAACCAGAACGAAAGAAACGGTAGAAGAGTACAAGAACATGACGAAGGACCAGCAGTCTAATATCAAGGACGTCGGCGGATTCGTAGCCGGAGAACTAAAAGACGGAAGACGAAACAACCAAAGCGTGTTATCACGCAGCATGATAACACTGGATGCTGACTTTGCAGACAAAGACTTTTTAGAATTGATACGGATAACGTGCGACTTTTGCAGCGTGATCTACTCAACGCACAAGCACACACCGGAAAAGCCAAAATATAGATGGATCATTCCACTACAAAGAGAAGTATCACCGGAAGAGTACGAGGCAATCGCTCGAAAGATTGCAAGTACAATCGGAATGGAATACTTCGATGACACAACCTACCAGCCAGCACGAATGATGTTCTGGCCGAGTACCAGCAAGGACGGAGAATACATCTGTGAGGAACTAGGAGACAGAAACGCGGACCTGAATCCGGATGAGATCCTGGCGCAGTACAGAGACTGGCATGACATCAGCTACTGGCCTCGATCTAACAGAGAGACAGAACTGCATCACAGCGACATTAGACACCAGGAGGACCCTTTATCTAAGTCCGGATGGATTGGTGCATTCTGTAGAGCCTACACGATCCAGGAAGCGATTGAGACTTTTATTCCAGAGGAATACACGCCGACAGAGGACCCGAACCGATGGACCTACGCAAATGGATCAACAGCCGGAGGCCTAGTCATCTATGACGATAAGTATGCCTACAGCAACCACAACACAGACCCGACAGGGCAGCAGCTATGCAACGCCTATGACCTTGTAAGGATACACAAGTGGCCAGACGATCCAGCAAGCACAGAACACATGCTCGAACTAATGGAACACGACGAGGGCACCCGGAAGCAGCTTATAGATGACAAGAAAGAACAGATTCACGAGGACTGGGACGACTTCAAGGACGACAGTGCGAGGGGTTCGCAAGGGGTAGATGACAGTAAAGAAGAAGTAGACGAGGACTGGCTGGATGCCATGGATGTCGATAAAAAAGGAAACTTCAAGCCCACGACAGACAACATAGTCCGCATACTTTTAAATGATCCAAAACTTAAAAACGGAGTCGGGGGCAATGATCTATTCGCACAGAAACCCGTCAAGAAGGGAAACCTGCCCTGGTGGAACTACAACCCAAGCGACCCGACATGGACCGATACAGATGATGCAAGCTTCAGATACTATCTGGAAAAGAAATACAACATTGTCGCCAAAGGAAAAGTGGATGACGCTATAGCCTACGTCCAGGAGAGGAACAGCTTCCACCCAGTACGAGACTATCTAGATACACTAGAATGGGACGGCATACCAAGATTAGATACGCTGTTTATAGACTATCTAGGAAGCGAGGACAGTCAGTACACAAGAGCTGTAGCACGAAAAGCTTTCACTGCTGCAGTAGCAAGAATCTACACGCCAGGATGCAAGATGGACTATATGCCGGTACTCGTAGGACACCAGGGTATAGGAAAGAGCTACATGCTAAGCATCATGGGCGGAGATTGGTTCTCAGATTCAATCACAACAATTGCAGGAAAAGAAGGATACGAAGCTTTGCATGGATCATGGGTGATTGAATGGTCCGAACTATCAGCAGCAAGAAAGGCCGATATCGAGTCCATGAAGCAATTTATAAGCAAGAGGGATGACCGATACAGAAAAGCCTATGCTAGACGAGTTACGGACAATCCGAGACAGTGCGTGTTTTTTGGAACCACAAATGATGATGAGTTTTTAAGAGACTACACAGGAAACCGAAGATTCTGGCCGATCAACACGGATATATCGAAAGCAAAAAAGATTGTGTTTGATGATCTACCAAAAGAACGCGATCAAATATGGGCCGAAGCTAAAAAGAGATACATGGATGGAGAAAAGCTATTCCTTCAGGGCGAAGCTTTGACAGGAGCCGAACAGATGCAGAAGGAGCACACGTTTACCAGCGTTCGAGAAGACATGGTCCGTGACTATCTAGATAGAAAGCTACCAGAGGGCTGGAAAGATATGGATTTATATGCCAGAACTCAATGGCTAGAGGACCCGAAAAACGAGGGAACAGAGGAACGAGGACAAGTATGCCTGCTAGAGGTGTGGTGCGAAGTTTTGAATGGATCAAAGAACAAATTTACACCTGCGGACCAAAGAGAACTCAAGGCAATCATGGAAAGTTTAGGGTGGATCAGGGCAAAAAACCCGTTGAGATTCGGCGGGATTTACGGACGCCAAAAAGCTTATATTAGGCCAAAAGAGGCGCACAAGTACAGCCAGTAGCCTGACAACGCTGACAACGCACTCAGAAAATCAAGGTGGCAACGGCGGCAACGGACTGGCAACGGTTAAAATGATAGAGCGTTGCCGGGCTAAGACCGCATAAAATAAGGAGCTAAGCTACTTCTGACAACGGTGACAACTGAAAATTAGCTAACTTAATAAATATATAATATGTAGCGTAATACAGTACAGGTGTACGTATATGCGCACGAGAAAATATAGTATATATATAAAGTTTCTGGAGCGTTGCCTTTGATACCGCGTTGCCACCCCTAAAAATCAACTAGAAAAGGAGACATAGAAATGTCAATTATCGTAGCTAAAAACGAAAATCTTATACATCATACATTTAATAAGCAAATCATAGAAGAGACTATGGACCGATTTGGAATCGAAAAGCAGAGCCTGGTCGCTATGGAAGAACTAGCAGAACTGCAAAAGGCAATTTCTAAACTGGTACGCAATTCAGAAGAAAAGACAAAGTCCTTAGAATTCAAAGGACTAAGACATAACCTGATCGAAGAAATGGCGGATGTATTGATTTGTATGGATCAGCTAATCGAGTTTTATCATATTCAAAGACTTGAGATTCAAGAGCTTATTCAAGCAAAACAAGCAAGACAAGCCAAAAGGTTAGAGGAGGAATAGAACATGAAAGAAACTAGAATGTATATCAAATGCGACAGATGTGGAAAAGAAACATCAGTCGGAATCGAAAAGAGCAAGATTGAAAACGGAAAGACAATCGAAACCTGGAAAGGACTTCCAGACGGATGGATCACAACAATTGACAATAAAGATTTGTGTCCAGACTGTGCCGAGCGGTACCGCGAACTTCAAAAGAAGTTCTTCCAGAAATGATAGAAAATCAAGTAGAAAATTACCTGATCAAAAAGGTATCAGCACTAGGCGGTAAAGCCTGGAAGTTTGTAAGCCCAGGAAACGCAGGCGTGCCCGATAGACTGATCACATATAATTCAAAGGCTTTCTTTGTAGAAGTAAAAAGGCCAGGCGGTAAGCCTAGAGCCCTACAAAAAGCCACGGTAGCCCAAATACGGGCAACAGGTATGAAAGTATACTGCATCAGCACAAAAGCCCAGGTGGACGAATTAACAAATTTGATGCGGTCTGGAATCATACCGGAGGAGCGACACTTTGACAGAATTTAAACCTCATGACTATCAAAAGAAGGCTATCAACTTCGGACTGGATCATAAGAAGTGTGGCCTTCTTCTCCCTATGGGAGCCGGAAAGACCGTAACCACGCTAACGATCATCAGCCTTCTAAAACTAATCGACACAGAAAAAGTTCTGATCATAGGCCCTGTGCGAGTAATAAAGAGCACGTGGCCGGAAGAAATAGAAAAGTGGAGTCACACTAGGGACTTGACCTACTCGATCATAGCGGGCACTCCAAAGCAGCGAGAGAAGGCACTGCAACAAAAGGCAGACATTTATCTCATAGGCAAAGAAAACGTTACCTGGCTAGTAGACAACAAATACTTTGATTTTGACATGGTAGTGATTGATGAATTATCAACCTTCAAGAATCCAAAAAGCCAGAGGTTCAGAGCCCTAAGAAAAGTTATGCCACTAGCTGACAGATTTATAGGCCTAACCGGAACACCAGCGCCGAAGGGAATCCCGGACCTTTGGAGCCAGATATACCTGATTGACCAGGGAGAAAGATTAGGTCGAACACTATCTCAGTTTCGAGAAAGATATCTAATTCCAGGAAGAAGAAACGGGATGATCGTATACGATTGGAAGCCAAGACCGGAGGCGGAAGAAAGAATTTACAAGAAAATAGGTGACGTATGCATGAGTCTGGATCAGGCAGACTGCGCCAAACTTCCACCGGTTCAGTACTTAAAAAAATCAATCGAACTACCTCAAAAAGCGATGACAGAATACCACGCTTTCAAACGTGAGAAGGTTCTGGAACTTGATAACAACGAATCACTGCTAGCAGCCAACGCTGGAGTGCTATGTGGTCAGCTGCTACAAATGACATCAGGAGAAATCTATAAACGTGATCAGCTAGGAAATAAGCTCGAAGAAGTAGCAACCCTTCACGCTGCTAAACTTGAGGCACTAGATGACTTGATCGAATCCGCAAACCAGAACCCGGTGATGGTGTTCTATTACTTTAAACACGAACTAAAACGAATCAAGGAACATCTAAAGAAACAAAAACTGGAAGTTCGCAGCCTTGAGAACGAGGACGACGTTCGAGACTGGAACGACGGAAAGATAGACGTGCTGCTTTTGCATCCAGCAAGCGCAGGACATGGGCTTAACCTTCAACGTGGTGGACATATCGCAATCTGGTACACACTTCCAAACTGGAACCTTGAACTGTATCAGCAGGCAAATGCCAGAATCTACAGACAAGGACAGAAACAGAACGTGACAATTTATCAGATCATAGCTAGAGGCACAGTAGACGAGGACATGCTGAATGCACTAGAACACAAGAACATAACACAAAAAGCCTTAATCGAAGCTTTAAGGAGGTAAAACATGACTTATGATGAATTAATTCCAGAATTAAAAACGGTGCGCTACTGCTGCCACCGTTTGATTGAACTGAATCAAGAATTGGAGGTACTAAACCACCAGACAACAGGCCTTGCAAAGTCTGGAGGAATCGAACTGACCGCAGAACAGAAAAGAAGTAAGTGGCCTATGCCGACATATCAGCACCAGTACCACAGCCCGCTCGGTTTATTTGAAGAGATATCAGCCAAAGAACAAGAACTGCACCATTTTCAGAAAAGACTGATGGACCTAAGATGGACAGAACTTCTCAATTTGCAAGACCAGAACATTCTATGGGATCTGTACATTCATAGAATTAAGGCTGTGGATGTGGCTGAGAAATATGGATACACTAGGCGAGGACTATATAAACATCTGATGGCAGAAGTAAAAAAGCTCACAAAAAACTAAAGAGTTCCCACTGTGTACCACTTTAAAGTGGTATATTAGTATTTGTAAAAGAGGACCGGTAGAAAAAGGGCCCTCTTTTCTTTTACCCGGAGCGTCCTCCTTTCCAAAAACGAGTGCTTTCTAATCAACGTCAATACCGACAGCAGCTACCACATATCAAGGACATTAATCTTATTTTTCTTTTCAGCGCTCCGGGTAAACATAGACAACAAAGAAGCCTTAGCAGCTAAACAGGATAAACCTCTCATTGGAGAGAACACCGAGTTGCTAACGCTTCTTTTTTAATACAACAGAGGTGAACACACATGAACATTACAGACATAAGAACATGCGACCTGAAGCCTTACGAGAACAACCCACGACTCAACGAAGATGCCGTTGATTTAGTCGCAGCATCTATAGATGAGTTCGGATTCAAGCAACCGATTGTTGTGGATAAAGACCTGATCATCATTGCAGGACATACGAGATGGAAGGCAGCGCAAAAGCTAGGCCTTGAGACTGTCCCATGCATCCAGGCCGACGATCTAACACCAGCACAGGTGAAAGCCTACCGATTGGCAGACAACAAAGTCGCGGAAGCAGCACAATGGGACCTTGACGCTTTACAGTTTGAACTGGAAGAGCTAGACAACATGGACTTCGATATGGAGCCCTTCGGATTTGAAACGGAAACATTCGACGAACAAATCGCAGAGGACGACAACTTCGAGCCAGAGATTCCGGAAGAGCCAACAACCAAAAGAGGACAATGCTGGATGCTAGGAAGGCACAGATTGATGGTCGGAGACAGTACCAAACGCCAAGATGTAGAAAAGCTTTGCAGCGACGCTACCATAGATATGATCGTAACGGATCCACCGTATAACGTAGCCCTAGGGCAACACATGAGACCAAGCGAAGCAAAGCAGCTACACCGAAGAACAGACGGACTGGTCATTGATAATGACTCGTGGGAAGACGACGAGGGCTTTATTGAGTTTTTAAAAGTAGCCTTCGAGAACATGACAGAACAGCTCAAGGCCGGCGGAGCCTTTTATATTTGGTACGCATCTACACAGAGTAAGAATTTTCTGGAAGCAGCAGAACGCGCAGGCCTAAACATCCGACAAACCTTGATCTGGAACAAGAACACTTTCGCACTGGGTCGCCAGGACTACCAGTGGAAACACGAGCCATGCCTTTACGGATGGAAAGATGGTGCAGCCCATTACTTCGTCAACACTAGAAACCTTGTAACCGTACTCGAAGACACAGAGAACCTGGACATTGACAGCATGAAGAAGGACGAGCTTAAAAGCCTTCTAAAATCAATCCTGGGGGGTGCAAGGACACAACGATTCTGGACGAGAAGAAGCCCACGAAATCAGATCTGCATCCGACCATGAAACCAATTCCACTGATTGCAAGGCAGATCAAGAACAGCAGCCGAACTGGAGAAAACGTGCTGGACCTATTCGGAGGTTCAGGCTCCACGCTTATGGCTTGCGAACAGCTAGGACGGAGGTGCTTCATGATGGAGTATGATCCACACTATGCCGATGTAATTATCAAGCGCTGGGAAGATTACACCGGAGAACAGGCGGAGCTGATATCAGATGCCGGCTAAGGGATTAGCTGGACGTACAAAAAGCGAAGCGGCCAGACAGCGCAAAGACCCTATGCAAAACCTGAAGCCTTTCACGAAAGAGAACGCAGCAGAGATGGGACGCAAGGGGGGAGCCGCAAGCCAGAAAGTCCAGAAAAAGAAAAAGAAGCTGAAACAATGCCTGGCCGCAATCCTAGAGTTGGAGCCGAGCGAAAGAAACAAAGAAAAGCTGATCGACATGGGATTAGAGGACGAGGAACTCAGCAATCAAATGCTTTTAGCTGCAACCATGTTCAATAAAGCCACACGCGGAGACGTAAGGGCTGCAGAATTCATTCGAGACCTTACAGGACAGCAACCAGTCACAAGCCTAGACAGAGCCAGAACAAAGCTGATGAATGCACAAGCCGAACAGATCAAGAGACAAGGCGATCCTTCTAAAGAGATTACAAAACTGGATCTTTTATTGAAAGCTATGGACACAGTAGCCGGAGACGATAGTGGAACTAACTGAGAAACAGAAAGAGTTCTGGAATCATAAACCAAGCCGCTGGAACATAAAAGAAGGGGCTACACGTAGCGGAAAGACGTGGCTGGACTATTACATCATCCCGAAACGGATTCGAGCTATAGAGGGCCTTCCAGGCCACGTGTTTCTCATAGGAAACACAAAGTCGACACTTGAAAGAAACGTTCTAGAACCCATGCGAGAATTATATGGTCCAGAACTAGTTGGAAGAGTAAGACCAGACAACACGGTAAAGCTTTTCGGTCGTATGTGCTACGCAATAGGCGCAGACAAAGAAAGCCAGGTCACAAAGATACAAGGGGCCTCAGTAGCGTACTGCTACGGGGATGAAGTCGTAACCTGGAACAAAAAAGTTTTTGACATGCTAAAGTCGCGTCTAGACAAGCCTTATAGCTGCTTTGACGGAACATGCAACGCGGAAGGGCTACTCTTTCCACAGTTTGCTGATAATCCAGACGAGTGGGAAGTCAAAGGAGAACTCCCACTTTTTAACATGATCAATATAGGCCTGGACATAGGTGGAACACGTTCACACAGTAGCCTGATCGTAACGGGAATCACGGCAGACCTTTCTGAGATCGTAACCTTTGCAGAGCGTAAAGTCGTACACGCTAAAGGAACTATAGATGCCGAAAGACTTTGCACAGAGACGGTCGACCTGATCAGAGCTTTATGGATTCAAGGCTTCGTGGTATCAAGCGTTTTTGTAGATAACGCAGAACAAGTCATTTTGAACAGTATACGAGTAGCCGTACAAAGGGCAGGCTTTCCAACTAATGTGATGGATTGCCGCAAGATAGACGGAAAGACTAGGATTCTGACATACAACATGATGCTGAACCGACACAAGATGAAGTTCCAGGCAGTACCTATGGTGGTCGAAAGTTTGAGCACAGCTTTATACGATACAAAATCGAAGGAAGACAAGATTCTGGATGACTTTACAACCGACGTCGATACATTCGACGCCCATTTTTACAGTTGGTCGACATATATGGATCTGATCACAGGAAGGAGAACTTAAATGAGAATTCTATTCACAATACTAAAGGACTTAGGATATCCTGTGAGCCAGGAAGTCCAAGACTACTACAACAAAATCCAATTCTGGAACGATTGGTGGAAGGGCTACGTTCAAGAATTTCATAAATACGAGATCAAGAACGAAAGTGGAAACAGCAGACAAGTAAAACGCAAGCAAATGCGAATGGCTAAGAAAATCTGCGAAGACTGGGCCGATTTACTTTTGAACGATAAAACCAGAATCCTGGTAGAGTGCAATGAACATGGAACGGATATCACACAAGAATTTCTGACCGGAGACAAAGAGGACCAGAACGGTGGAGTTTTAGGAAACAGCAAGTTCTGGAAGCTAGGAAACAAAGCAATCGAAAGAGAATTCGCACAGGGTACCGTGTGTTTCTATCTGCAGCTTGTAAATCCAACAGTAAACAAAGGTCAGCTAAGCGCTCAAAGCGTCCAAATTAAAGCTATCAAGGACGCACAAAAAATAGTGCCACTGACCTATGACGAGGAGGACATTTCAGAAATCTCATTAGCTAGCGAGTATACACAAAACGGGGAGCGTTTCATGTACATCCAAGTCTTCAAGCAGGAGCAAGAAGGCTATCATATCTACAACCATTATTTCAAGATCAACAACGTGTCTGGAGACGCTGTAGGCTATGAAAGAGTATCGGCACCACACGGCGAAGCAATTAGTTACAAGCTACCTTGTAAGCCTTTTGTGATCCTAAAGCCTAATGTTGAAAACAACATAGCAGACGTACCATTAGGGATGTCGATCTACGCAAACGCAATTGACATGCTAGAAAGCTGCGACTTGGCATACGACAATTTATTCATGGATACCCTGCTAGGAAAAAAGAAAGTATTCATGGACCAGGCATTGTTTAGCATGAAGCCAACAGCCTACGCGCTAAACGATAAAGGCGAACGAGTACCAGTAAGGCAAGAGCCAGATGTCGGTGCAACTTTGGAGAAATCCCTATACGTAAGTACGGGAACACAAGTAAGCCCAGACAAGCCTCGACTTTTTGAGGAATACAATCCAAGCCTTCGAGTTGATGAGAACAAAGAGAACGTTCAATTCAATCTAAATCTTTTATCAAGTAAATGTGGCCTCGGGCAAAATAGATATCAGTTCAGTATCCAGAACATGACAACTGCGACTCAGGTTCGCGCCAGCAATAAAGAGCTAACAGAAAGCGTCTGGAAGCAACGTATCGCAATCCAGGACGCCCTTACAGAGTTGACGAGATCAATTATCATTCTAGGCAAAGAGAAGTGCCACATATCCGGACTTGATCCAGACGTTCGCATCACAATTCAATTTGACGATACTATGTTTTCAGACGAGGAAGCGGAACGTCTAAGAATGCTTCAGGAAATCTCGGCAGGCATCCTACAGAAATGGGAATATCGCGTCCGATATTACGGAGAGGACGAAGAAACAGCCAGAGAGATGACCGGAGAAACAAAGAACCCGGCAGACAGAATTCAAAGTACGTTCTTCCAACAGGACAAAACACAAGAAGAGGAGCCAGAGGGTGAAGCCTAATGCTAGAACCGAACTACTTGCAGAACGTAGGTGACGACCTAGAAAAACTGTATCAGGAACTGGCCACAGAAATACTGGTGGACATAGCGGAGCGGATCAAGATGAATCAGGACGCTATGACAAGCACAACGGAGTATTTAAACAACAAACTAAAACAACTCGGTTTACAGCAAGACTGGATTAACAAAAGACTAGCTGAGATACTTCACACTTCCGAAGAAGAAGTCGACCGGATCATGCAACAGAGTGCCTATAAAAGTATCCGCGACACATTCGACAGACTAGAGGCTGGAGGATACGACACAAGCGGCTTAGAATTTTCGGATCAGATCAAAAAAGGAACATCAGCACTGTGGGGAGACATCCAGAACCTTACAAGGACCACAGCTCAACTGGCTAGCGACACTTTTATGAGGTACTACGACATGGCTTATCTTCAGGTATCAAGCGGAGCTTACTCACTAGATCAAGCAACCGCAAACACAATAGACAAGCTATGCAGAGAAGGCCTAACAAAAGTATCCTACCCAAGCGGTGCTCAACGATCAATCGAGGCGGCCGTTCGATTGGCAGTACGAACCGCGGTAAACCAGAACGCCCTGGCGTGCGAGAAATCGGTCATTGATGAGCTAGATATAAATCTAGTACAGACAAGTGCCCACATGGGAGCCAGACCAAGCCACGCAGCCTGGCAAGGCAGAGTATTCTGGGTGGATCATCCAGAAGGAAATTACGATAACTTCTACGAGGCTACAGGTTACGGAACAGGCGCAGGACTTGGCGGATGGAACTGTAGGCATTCATTTACCGCATACTTTCCAGGAATAAGCGAAGATTACAACAAGCCTGTAAGCCCTAGGGAAAATGACAGAATATACCAGATGGAGCAAAAGCAAAGGTCTTACGAAAGAAACATGAGAAAGTGGGACAGAGAGCGACGTGTGAAGGCCGCAGCAGGGCTAGACACGACGAAAGAAGATTACTGGTATAAATATAACAAGATGAGACTGAAGGGGCTTGTGGACACTTCTAACGGGTATCTGAAACGAGATTACTCAGCCGAGAAGATAGGCGGAACAAAAGGCAGACCTTACAAGCCTGTAAGAATACCGAAGAAACGATTGGACTATAAGGCTCCACAAGAAGCAGAAAAAGGAAAATCGAAAAGGAACAGGGACCGCGTTAACTGGGAGATTGTAAATTCACCAGAATATAAAAAGAAATTCAGTTCGATAACAAATAATGAACAAACCAATAGCACTCTATACAAAAAGGCTATAGACATTCTAAAAGATAAGTCCGGAACAGAATACGAAACGCTTCACTTGATAGATTTAGATACCGGAAAAGTGGTAGCTACATCGGCACATACCAAAGAACCACAGACAGTGAGAGCTAATAAAGAAGTACTGAAAGCCGTTCGAAAAGCTAAGCCTAGGACTTTGGTTGGCATACATAACCACCCTAATTCGTTACCACCTAGTGGTTCAGACTTTTCAACAGCAAAAAATCGAGAATACTACGTCGGTGTGGTAGCATGCCATAATGGCGATGTATGGGTATATAAAGCTCGAAAGCCTGTAACTTCATACATCTTTGATATGAAGGTTGCGAATTATAAAAATGAAGGGTATACTGACCTTGAGGCGTATGAAAAAGCTATGAGAAAAATAGGAAAAGATTATGGCTTGGAATGGAGAAAGCTATGACACAAGATAGAATACAAGAAATTTATAAAAGCTTAGAACCATGGAAAGACTTTGACGGAGTGCCCCCAGTACTTCTTGATTTGTCAAAAGAGGAATTGGATGAACTAATTAAGCTAGAAGAACAGAAATTAAAAAATTTGAAAGACTAGAACACAACTAAATAAGGACAAGAACCGTGCTAGGGATGGCGCGGTTTTTATATGCCCTAAGCACGGCATATAAAAGGCTTGAATACCCCTCGGCACGGGACATAAAAGGCTGGACTCGATACTGGAGTGAACCAGATATAAAAAACGCAGGAGGACAAAAATGGAGTTTTTAAAAGAAATCTTAGGTGAGGAATTGTACGCACAGGTTGCAGCTAAGCTAGAAGGAAATAAAGACGTAAAATTAGCAAACCTGGCCACAGGAGAGTACGTCTCGAAATCAAAGTATGTCGACGAACTGGCAGTGAAGGACAAGCGCATTCAAGAACTAGCAGACACGATTAAAAACTTTGAAGGAGTAGACGTAAAGCAATTACAAACAGACGTCGAGAACTGGAAAACTAAATATAACCAGGACTTAGAAAGCGCAAGACTTGACAGCGCGATTCAACTAGCAATTGCGAAATCTGGAACCCTATCCGAAAAGGCCTTAATGGGGTTACTAGATAAAGACAAGATCAAGCTTGATAAGGACGGAAAATTGACAGGACTTGACGAACAATTAGAAGCTATCAAAAAAGAGGACAGCTTCTTATTTAAGGCTGCAGAACCAAACAAACCAAACCAAGGTGCTGATGTAGAACTTGGTGGAAATCACGGAGGGAACCCAAGTCCAGACGCACCAACAACTCTGGCTGCAGCAATCACAGAGCATTACAAAAAATAGGAGGAACTAAAAGATGCCAATTACATTAGAGCAATCAAAAGTCGGTTTAGCCGATCACGTAGACCAGCAGGTCATTGATGAGTTCCGTAGGGACTCTTTTATTTTGGATCGTTTAACTTTCGATAACGCAGTATCACCAGGAACAGGTGGCTCGACATTAACTTATGGCTATTTACAATTAAAAACACCATCAGTGGCTGAGGGTCGTAAATTGAATAGCGAATACACAGCAGGAGAAGCTGTAAAGACTCAGAAAACTACAAACTTAAAAATCTTCGGTGGAGCTTACGAAGTAGACCGTGTATTAGAAGACACAGCAGCAAGCTCAGAAATTGCATTCCAATTAGCTCAGAAAATCATTGCAGTAAAGAATAAATTCCACTATGACTTCATTAACGGAAAGTCAACAGCCAAAGGAACTGCTGCAACAGATAACACAAGTTTTGATGGCTTGGATACTTTAGTAAAGGGAACAAATACGGAAGAGAAAAACGCAGATGCAGCCTTTGACTTGTCAACAGCAGCAAAGATCAAAGAAAACGCAGATGCCTTCACTTTTGCATTGGATTCTTGGTTATCAACTTTCTCTGTAAAACCAGACGCTTTATTAGTAAACCGCAAGACAGCTACTGTTCTAAAAACAATCGCTAAAATGCAAGGATACTACACAAGATCAGAGAACAGCTTCGGCCAAGGTGTAGACAACTACGACGGAATCGCAATCGTAGACATGGGTGAATACTACAATGGAACTAAATCCTTGATGTGCGTACCTATCGACGACTCGACGGGAACGACAAGCATTTACGCTGTAAAATTCGGATTAGATGCCGTACATGCGGTAAGTCCACAAGGACAAAAAATTATCCACCAATACATGCCAAACTTAAGTGAACCAGGGGCCGTTAAAAAAGGTGAAGTAGAAATGATTGCTTCTATCGTTTCTAAGGATACTACAAAAGCCGGTGTATTCCGTAATGTACAAGTAGCTCCTGTCGCAATGTAAGGAGATAACCCATGATCCTAAGCTTTGAGGAATACACAGCCTTAGGTGGAACGCTACTGGATGAAGTAGAATACGCACAGATAGAACCGAGAACCGAAAGCCTTTTAGAAGCCTACATTCGAGAGAAGATTCCATACTGGAAAGTTCAGGCTTTGAAAGACTACGACATGGATCTAAAAAAAGCAGTCCTATACCAGATTGACTTCATAGAAGCACATGGCGGAATGGATTGCTTTGTGGGCTCTAGCGATATGAACTTCACAGGCGCAACCACAAGCGGTTTCTCGTATTCCGTAGATAATGCAAAAACGATAAGGTTCCATGACATACCCTTATCAAGCCTAGCAATATCAGAGCTTGACTACCAATTACTCAAAGCAGGACTAGCCTGCCAGGCAGTATGGTAAAAAGCCCGAGATGGCTTAGGCCGCACACAATAAAAGTCATGAACATTCTAGGCGAAGAAAACCTGGAAGAAATTACGTCAACAGCAACGGTCCAACACGTAAAGGTTTCCAAAACAAAAGCCCGGACTTATGGACAGACGGGCGCCAGAAATTCAGATACGATCCTCATAACGATAGACGTGAACGATTATAAAGCGGACAAGGTTCTAGTTTCCCCTTCAGAATTTAAGACGCCAGATACTCAATTCACAATTAGAACCGGGGACCGTATCGAAGTACACGGCGACATTTACGAGATCACAAATGTGAATATCCTAAATCCCTTGAGAAATACGCCGGAATTCATAGAGGTAACATGTGAGTGAGTATCATCTAAAAGTTATAGTCGATATTCCGGTGGCACAGCTACAAGCCAGAGGAACGAAAGCGCTTCGACGGTCTAGATTGAAGCTGAAGCAGCTTATCGTTCAAGACACGAACAAAAACGTGCCTATTGGAAAAGGAACGCTGAGAACATCAGCTTTAAGATGGGCCGCACAGGATAATGACTGGATCATATGGGATACACCTTATGCACACTTCCAACATACAGGAAGGGTGATGATTGGAACTCATAGCCACAGTCCATGGGCTAAACACGGAGAAACAAAAGTCTATACAACTAGAAATTTGAGCTATAGACAAGGAGGCTCGGAGTGGTGGCCTAAGACTTTGAAAGCAAGAAAGAACGCCTGGATGGAAGGCGCTAAAAAGTTTTTTAAGGAGGAATTCAGATGAGTGAAAAGAAGATCATAAAGCTGGAAGACGTAAAACAGATTGAAGACGGATTGTACAATTTCTTTTCTTCAATCAATATCAACAACATACCGTGGTGCCTGGAGTACTTTAACGACTCCAAGCACACCGCTTTACTTTTCAAAAGTAGTGGCTACACGGAAGAAATAGAACACTATCTGGGCGGTGGCTACAGAGCTACTTACCCATTTGAAATTTATATTCAAGCAAGTAGAAAGGATACGAAAGCACGTCTGGACTTATCCCGAATCCTGTATGCACTAGTACAGGCACTCGCGGAAGAGGAGGAGCAAGGTTTTCCAAATCTAGCACTGGATGAAGCGATACCACAAGAGGTCACGCTCACAACGCTACCTTCAGACTACACGGGAGAAGAGGCCACGCTTTCAACTTTCTACTGCTCTATGACATTAACCTACGAAAAGAAAGGAAGGTTTGAATAATGGCAGCAGAACTACCTAAAAGAGAGATCAAAGTCGAAGAGAATCTACATTACGTGAAATTCACAGGCTCAGAAAGCTACGTTCTAGCCAACAAAGGATTGACTAACTGGGAGCAAGCCATGAATGCTACAACAGATGATGGCGTGCAATATATCGGAGAAGCAGGAAGCCAAAGCCAGGTTACAGGCTATGCGCCTACAGTATCTTACGAGGGCCGAGCATATCCTGGGGACGCCTTTAACTACTGGCTATATTTGCAAGGTAAAGAACAAAGAGTCGGTTCTACTTTTGAAGAAATCGAAGTGGAAACATGGAACGAGAAAACAGCTAAGTCTGGTGACTTTGTAGCATATCAAAGAATCTATGAAGTGCAACCAGACAACCCAGGAAGTGGAGAGGCCGGAGGCAAACTAATGTGCTCTGGAACATTCGCACAACAAGGCGATCAGGTACCTGGAACGTTTAACATTAAGACGAAAACATTTACCGCAGACAGCGCCACAGAGTAAAGCACTTAACAACATAAGGAGGACATCATGGAACTAAAGTTAAAAAAGCAGCTATTAAAAGAAATCGACATTGACGGACACAGATTCTTAGTCGATGTAAAGGACACTTCTAAAATTGAAGCTCTAGAAAACTGGGCAACAGAACAGAATTCTCTAAACAAATTCGGAAAAGAATCGCTAGAGGACTGCCCTGCTTTGATTGATAAGATTCTAGGAGATGGAGCCTTTGAGACTTTATTCAAAGGATACGAAGGAAGCTCGGCACAGTTTGAACTTTGCTTCACATTACACAGCATCTTCCAGGATGAATTTTTAAAGGATCAGCAGGCAAAAGTCGCGGAAGAAGAGAAGAAGAATCTGAACAAAATCGACAAGCTTTGCGAATCTATGGACAAATTTAACAGGACATTAGAATATGCAGACAAACGATATGGAGGAAGAAATGTTGTGGCTAAAGAGAGAAGATCTTCCGGAAAGCGTAGACGTTAACGGAACGATTTTCCCTATCTTTGCAGACTTTAGAACCTGGGTCCGAGTTGACAGCGTTATACAAGATAATGCAATACCAGAGGAACTGAAGCTGCCCGTTATTTGTGATCTAATAGGAATCAACCCTTTTGCTTTTAAAGGCAATCAGAAGGACCTATGGGATGCAATAATGGGCTTTTATTTTTGCGACAAAAAGCCTAAAGAATCTTATGCCAAGACAAATGGACGACAAGGCTATCGGTTCGAATACGATATGGACCTTATATATGCAGCGTTTAGACAGCAATACAATATAAATCTTTTAGACGCCAAACTTCATTGGTTTGAATTTAAAGCACTTTTTAATGCACTAAACGATGATACCATGATCATTCGAGTTATTGGTTACAGAACCAGAGACACTTCAAACCTAAAAGGGGAAGAGAAAACTCATGCACAACGTCTAGAGAGATACTACCGTCTACCAGAGGAAGAAGGGCCCGAAAATGAAAGAACACCGCAAGAAATAGAAGCAGAACTTCTGGCCAGATTAGAAACCTAGGAGGTTGAGAAAATGGCATCAGGAGCTGATGGAACAATTAAAGTCAAGTTAGGACTTGACGACAGCGAATACAAAAGCGGCCTTAGCGGAGCGCATAAAAGTGCGGAAAGCTTCGCAGACAAAGTGAAGTCAACCTTCGTGGGCGCAACGGTATTCAAAGCCGCCAGCAAAGGTTGGGACTTAATATCTGGATCAATCGGAAAAGCAACCGCCCGATTAGATGCCATGTCAAAAGCTAAACAAGTTATAGGAGTTTTAGCAGGAAGCAGCGAAAAAGCTGCGAAGGTTGTAAATAACTTAAGTGATGCTGTAACGGATACCGCATATGGACTAGATACGGCAGCCACTTCGACACAAAAACTGGCTACATCAGGACTGGGATTAGATAAGTCTACTCGAATGGTAAAAGATATGATGGACGCCGTTTCCTTTTATGGAGATGGAACAAACGAAACCTTGGCCAATACAGTAGATGCAATTGCAAAGATGAATGCCTCTGGTAAGATTTCAGCCGATCAGTGGCAACGTTTGACTGACGCAGGAATTCCTGTTTTAAAGATTTTCGCAGAAAAAACGGGAAAGAGTATGGAAGAAGTATCAGACGCTTTCTCTAAGGGCCAGATTAGTGCGCAGGAATTCAATGATGTACTGATGGACGCCTTAGAGAACGGGACAGAATCCTTTCCAGCAGTAGCAGGAAAAGCCAAAGAGATGGCCGGAAGCTTTGCAACAAGCTTCACGAATATGTCGGCACGTATCGCAATCGGTATCGCTAACATCATCACGGCTTTCAACGACTTTTTAGCAGATAACAGCTTACCCACAATTCAAGAAATGATTGCAAACTTCGGTTCTGTAATCAGAGACGGATTAAACTGGATTGCAGAAGAAGTGCCAAAAGTACTGAACGCAATCAAGGAGTTCTTCGCGCCAACAGCGGAAGCAATTAAAGCAGCAACAGAAAAAATTCAGGAAGCCTGGAACAATGTACGAGATACAATCGCACAGAAGCTAGACTCCAACGATTCCTTAGACTTCGTAAAAAGTGCCTTGGAAAGAATCAGAGATATTCTGCCAATTCTTGTAGAAAAAGTAGGAGAGTTCGTCGCAGCCTTTATCGAAAATCTTCCAAACATTATAGACAAAGTACAAACTGTAGCAGATACGATTCAAGGACTTATGCCTTTAATTGCCGCTGTAGCCGGAGCCTTTGCAGCTTGGAAAGGAATCAAGGCTGTTAGCGATATAGCTAAAACAATCGGTAACGCTGGAAAGAAGATCAAGACATTCGGTAGTCTAGTATCGAAGGGCTCTGGATTGATTGACGGACTAGCATATGCCGCATCATCAGGAACGGGCGTATTTGCGAGTATGGCCGAATCCTTCACACTAGCTGGCGGAGGCCTTTCAGGATTAAGCGCAGCTCTAGGAGTAATCGGTGGGCCTATCACATTAGTGATCGTAGCTATCGGAGCACTAGTAGCTGCATTCGTTTATCTATGGAACACAAGCGACAGCTTCAGAGAATTCTGGATCAATCTATGGGATGGCATAAAGGAAACTACTGGCCAGGTTATAGATGGGATCGTTAATTTCTTCACAGTAACAATTCCAGAAGCTTTTCAAAGCTTTGTAGACGCAGCACAGAACCTGGCTACACAAGTAGTTCAGTTTTTTACGGTAACGATTCCTGAAGGCATAAACACACTAGTGACAAACATTCAAACGTTCTTCGGGACAACAATACCTTACTGGATCGGATACGCTGTAGGATTTATTTTAGGAAAATTAATCGAATGGGGTGCAAGCCTAGTGCAATTCGTAACGCAGGACATCCCGCAGTTTATATCGAAAGTAGTGGATTGGTTTAAACAACTACCAGGTAAGATCTGGACATGGTTACTAAACACAATCAACAAAACAGCTGAATGGGTAAGACAAATGGTACAGAAAGCCATTCAGGCAGGTAAAGACTTCATCACCAATGTGGTGAACTTTATCCAGCAGCTACCAGGAAAAGTGTGGTCCTTTTTATCAAATACGATTTCAAACGCGGCAAGCTTTGTCGGAAGCTTTGCAAATCAAGCAATTCAAGCCGGAAAACAATTCTTTAATGGAATTGTAAACAAAGTAAAAGAAATACCAGGGCAAATGATTTCGATTGGTTCTGATATCGTAAATGGAATCAAAAGCGGAATTAGTGGAGCCTGGGGAGCGTTGACCGGATGGCTTGGAAATATGGCCAAAGGTCTTATTGACGGCGTAAAAGGGGCTCTAGGAATCGGGTCGCCTTCAAGACTATTCGCAGATCGTATTGGTAAATGGATCCCCGCCGGAATCACTCTAGGCGTAGAAAAAGCTATGCCAAAGGCTAAGGCCTTTATGGGGCGCATGTCGACCGAACTAATAGATGCAGCTAACATGGATAGCCTAACTTCAAGATTGGCCCTAGAAGGCAATCCTGGAGGCTTTGGACTAGGCACAGGAAGCACAACAGTTTACAACGTTGAACAGACTATCAATTCAGCTAAAGCTTTAACACCGAGTGAAATTGCATCAGAAACGCAAAACATGATGAGGAGGTTAGAATGGGCATAAAAGTAATATATACAAACGAAAAAGGTGATGCTATCGAGTTTTCAGCGGATAGCGGAATTCGTATCACATCCATTGATGGACTTTCCTCAAACAGTATCAGCCTATCAGAGGCAACCGTCAGCAATCAGGTGGGTTCAAGCATTACCGGCGTATCTATTGAGGCGAAAGACATCACACTGAACGGTCGATTCAAATACGATCCTCAGAAAAGAAAAAGATTACTAGCAGTTATACTTCCGGGTGTAGCTGCTACTTTACGTTTGATAAACACCAAGGAAAACATAGACGTTTACTGGAAAGTAAGTCCAAAGAAAACACCAGAATTAGGAAACAGTGTAACTTGGCAGAATTTCCAGATATCACTTCGAGCTCCATATCCATACGCAAGAAGTGTGGATTCAAATATAACGGATTTTAATACGCTGACCGCTCTTCATAGATTCAAGAGGAGTTACCCGAGTAAAACACCTTTTAAGTTGAGTACTCGTAATTATCAGCCTTTAAAACAAATATACAACAAGGGTTCACTCGATACTGGATTTATTATGCGAATGACAGCCGAGGCGGACGAAATCAAAGGGCCACGAATCACGCAAGTTGATACACAGGAAAATATTGAATTTCCAGAGCTAACATTAAACATTGGAGACATACTGGAGGTCAGCACCTATGAAAACGAAAGATACTGCCATTTAATTCAGAGAAACAAGATAACAAATGTTTTTAGCTATATGGCATATACAAGTCGTTTTTTTCAGCTGAAGCCAGGGAACAATGTAATTCGATACAGCGCCAGTACAAACGAAAGTTCTCTGGACGTAAGGCTTTCATTTGATGACACTGTCGCGGGAGTATAGATATGCAGTATTTTATTTACGATAAAGAAGGAAAGAAGCAGGCCTTGCTTCAGAATTGTACGAGTATTCAATGGATGCCAAAATACTACTCCAGTGGATCCTTTGAAATACACGCGAGAAGGACAAAGGACAATGACAATTATCTGATAGAAGGAAATCGGATAGTTTGTACAGACAGAAACGAGATCGGATTTATTACCGGTGTACAACTTCAAAGCCAAGTGATCGAGGTTCGCGGTTCCCTAGACAATCTATCAGCAAGAATCAACTTAGGAACTGCAACAATTCGAAATATCGAAGCTTCACTATTAAAATTGGTGGAAACTAATAAAAGAGGACTAGATATAAATGTAGGCACGCCAAAGGGACTGGAGCCCTCTATAAAGTACGGAAGCAGCACTTCATATAGCAATCTTGCTGATGACTTCGAGGACTACTGTCAAAAAGGAGGACTCGGCTGGCGGGAAATCGTACACGAGGGAAAGCTCAACTATTTAGAGATTTATCAGGGTGGGTTAAAACGAAACGCAGTATTCAGCGACGACCTGGGAAATATAAAAAGTCAGAGCTATGAGATCAATCTGTCTAAGTATAAAAACGTAGCCTACGTGTTCGGCGAGGACTCTGGATCATATCGAAAAAGTATCACGGTAGACATCCGGGCCAATACAAATGAAGACATTCGAGAACTTTATGTGGACGCCAGAGATTTACAAAGTGAATACAAGGAAGATGGAGTCGATAAGCAATATAGTGAAGAAGAGTATCAGGCCATGCTTGAACAAAGAGGCCAGCAGAAATTGGCAGACGCAAACAAAAATGCCTATAAGTTTGAATTTGAGCTGGATCCTTATTCACAAGTAGCCAAACTCGGAACGGATTACGATTTAGGAGACATAGTACCCGTGAAAAGTAATCAATATAAAATTTTAGCTCTGGCTCGAATAACAGAACTTAAATTCATAGAGGAAGCCAACACAGACACGCAAGTCGAAATTACTACAAATATAGAAAGTCGGGAGGTTTTACAATGACGCAAAGAGCATATCCGTTAGATGATACAGAATACTATGCGGAAGACGTTCGTCTTTTTCACGTGGGAAGAACTAGCGGAATTTTTAACGTAACCGCAGACGACCTGAGGGTCAAGGCAAACGGAGGAATGAAAGTCGGCATTACTCCCGGTTACGCTTTTCTATTAACCGCGGCAAAAGGAGTTGGAGGTATCACCTACGGAAATGACTCTGAGGTCGTTTTTACAATAGATACTGCTTCAACTACACTTCGATATGACTATATCTCAGTACGCTATTCAAAGAATACGAATAAATGCGTTCTAACTTATGTAAAAGGATCAGGAACTAAACCAACATATGCCCTTAGAGATACAAGTCAATACGAGATCATTCTGGCAATTATACAGGTTCCTGCAAACGCAGAAAGCATTCAAGCTAAGGATATCATAGACACAAGATTGGATGAAAATCTTTGTGGCCTAACGATTGACGGGATGATTAAGCTGCCAACAGACGGAATGAACGCCCAGTTTTTAGACTTCATGAGGTTCATCCAAGATAAACTTGGAGAAGACGAGGGCGGGAAATTGCTCCAAATGATTCAGACGCTAGAATCCAAACAAGCAGAACTTGAGGCAAGACAAGAGATTAAGTACAAAATTGGAACAGAGGCTCCAACCACTGAAACCTGCCCAAGTGGATACTTTTATTTTCAATTAGAGGGATAGACCATGGCTACTCATTATTCAGGTATACATGGAATTAGTTTTCGTGTAGATTGTAGCAATAGCATAGAAGGAACATATCCGGATATTAAGCATAAAGTTTCATATACAATTTATTTGCAACACGCTTATTCTGCAAACTCAACGCAGTACAACGGAGCTATTCTTAACTTTGGCTATAATAGCCATAGCGTAAATATAAATGTAGGTGGAGCAGGAACGTGGGCACTAGCTAGTGGAACGCTAGAGTATTCATTTTCTACGAATAATAGAAAAGATTCTAAAAACATATATTTTAGCACTAGTTTCGGAAATGTTTCTGCAAGCGGATCACAGACAGAATCGGCTACTATATCTATACCGAAAATCAAAGATATTGAATTAAGTAGCACTTATAACTCAATAAATTATAAAGTGACTTTAGAGTCAAACCCTTACGATTTTTACACAATTAAAGCAACCTTAGATAAAGCCTCTAAAATTGGCACTGAGGGTAAATTTACAGATTTAATTCCTAACAAAGAATACGAGGTAAATTGCTATGTAAGATACCGAGGAGATACAAGTGTACTTTTAGAGAATCCTGTTAGCAAATTTATAAAGACTAAGAAACCAAACAAACCAAAAGCGGGAGATGTAAAAGTTTCAAATATAACCTACAAATCTGCAGATGTGTCGTGGGATGGATTTAGTATTCAAGAGGGGGCTACAGATTATTATTACCAATCTTCAATGGACGGGGACAATTGGACAGACAGGTCAAAGGGAACAAATTTCGAAATATCAGGATTAAGCCCTCATACAGAATACACAGTCTATATTCGTATCGTTGATAACTTCAGCACACCTTCGGATTCTGTAAAGATAACATTTACTACAGCTAAACCCGATAAACCGAGCAAAGGTTCTGTAACTTGTACGGATTTAAATCCGTTCGGGGCGACATTTACATGGACTGGTTTTCAAATCAAAGAAGGTGCAAGTTCGTATTATTATCAATATTCATTTGATAGAAATATATGGAAGAACTTACAGACGGAAACAAAATTAGTAGTCAGTAATTTAGTACCGGAGACAACATATACATTTTATATTCGAATCGTTGATAACTTTGATACTGTATCAGACTATGCGAGCGTGAAATTTGTAACACCCGCAGACCAAGCAAAAGTTGCTTATAATCAGGACATAACTGAAGAAAAAATTATGACCGCAAATGGCTTTGAATTAACAGACATGCGGGGAAATCCTATAAACGCTGTATTAATACAAGATAAGGAATCCTTGCGCACAGCAAAGTTATGGTACAACTACAACGGCAAGATAAAGAAAATAAAAAAAATATATTTCAATGATAAAGGAACAATTAAAGTTCATAAGAATTTTGGATCTTAGGAGGTAGAAAATGAATGGCTTAAAGGATCTTATAGCTAAGTCGGTTGTCGATAATCTAGACAGTAATTCTTCGACTTCCCCTTTATCCGCAAGATGCGGAAAATCTTTACAAAAAGAAATACTTTTATTGAGCAAAAGAATAAAAGAACTAGAAAAGAAAGTAGGAGGCTAGTATGGGAATTAGAATAGATGATTTGCCTTCAGTTGAACAAGTATCAGAAAACGACTTGATAATCGTTCAAGACACCAAGGCAACAAAGAAATGCACTATAGGACAATTGGACGCAGCCTTAGGAATCAGTGAATTAAAGCAGAGATTCGATTCACTAGGTTTATCAGTTGACGAAGAAGGATACATAGTGCAGGAGGTAGAAGATGAGTAGAAAAAGAATATTGACAGAAAGCACAGGACAAGAAATTGCAAAGGCTTTATCAGTAATCGCACAAACAAATATCGCACATTCTAATATGGATTGGAATAGCGTTCAAGCAATCGTTGCAGATGGAGCGGGAGAAAAAGCATTTGCTATTGGTACGCAATTAATCGAGAAATGGACGGATACCGCAGATTCAAAAGAATACGATATTCCATGGCAAGTTAACCACTTTGAAGATGTAACTTTAGAGGACGGAGAAATCGTACCTGGAATGTGGCTACAAACACATTATTGTTTACCTTTTGGAATTCAATTTTCGCACCAAAGAGCATTTATCGCATGTCCGGAAGGTTTATCAGCAGGAACATATCATTTTGATTTTGCGAAAGAATGGGGAAGCAATGTTAAACCAGGAATCAATTACCAATTCACATTGACTAAACCAGTAGAAAAAGGTGGTAGGCTAGCTGGATGTTATGGAGCACGAGATACTGCACCTTCAAGTTGGAAAGTATATTCATACGGAAAAGATGGAATCAAACTAAATGAAACAGTAAATGTTACTGTGGGGTCTAGTGGAACAAACATCGGAACAATCCCTTACGAAAAACGAAGCGGAAATATCAATTCAATTCAAGAAATGGCTTATGGGTGGAATCGTTGGAAAACATCAGCATTGCGTCAGTGGTTGAATTCAGCTAAGTCTAAAGGACAGTGGTGGAAACCACAAGATGCATGGGATATTTGTCCTGACCAATTAGCTTCTAAAGATGGATTCTTATGTGGTATGCCCGAAGAAATGCTAAATTGTCTTAAAAAAGTAAAAGTTGTTACTTATGCCAACACTGTAAATGATGAAGGAGTAGAGGATATTACGTATGATTACGTTACATTACCTTCTTTAGGACAAATCTATGTACAAACACAGATTGCAGGAGAAGGAGAACCACATACATATTGGAAGCGAAGAAGCGGACGTACATCACCTTGTGAGTTGTGGAAAAATTATCCAAACATGATTACATATTCCGTAGATAACAAAACGTTGGCTAAGACTGTATGTGAGCGTTCATCCAACCGCGACGTACCGCATTATACGGGGAGTGTCTATTATAACGGTTACATCGGCAACAACGCCGCGAGCTACGCGCTAAATTGCAGCCCGCTTGTTTGCGTTGCATAGAAATGGGGGTTTTTAAATGAAAATCAAACAACTAGAGACATCAATCGAAAGACAAGCAGAAGAAGAGTATGAAGCTTATCAAATTCAAAATAATGCAGATGAATTAGAGAATCAGAAATTCATCACCCAGTATGTAGCATGCATGGCAGGTATCGAATTACCTGAGGAAGAAACGGAGGAAATGACTCATGTACAGAATCTTGAGTAATCAAAAGAAAAGAGTAATTGAAGGAAAATATGACAAAGACAGTTTCATTTTCTTAGTTAATCAAGCTTATGAAAAAGGTAAAATAACGGAAGAACAGAAAAATGAACTGATTGATTTCAGTTAACTAAGGAAACAAGGAGGAGCAAAACGCTTCTCTTTTTTCAAAATAGAAGGAGGTCCAGAAATGAGAAAAGGACAAAAACTAACAAAAGTCGGATATCAGCTTTTAGGCTTTCCAATGGAGTACATGAATGTGACTCAAGGAAACAACGTAGGAACACACCTAGGCACTAACGCATTAGACAATGCGGGAAAGGATACCGGAATCGATGAAACAATCGCACCGTGCGACTGTCACCTAGTAGCTTATGATTCGGCACGAAACGGAAACGCTGTCTTTTTAGAATCAGACAAGAAAGTTCTATTTAGAGACGGAACAATTGATTTTGCTACATTTATGTTTATTCACGATAACTATATCGAGGATATCAAAAGAGTGAAATATTTCAAGCAAGGAGATACGTTCGGAGATGAAGGAACTGCGGGATACGCTACAGGAAATCACAGCCACATGGAAGTAGCAAAAGGAAAGTTCTCTCATATGTATGACAGAAATTCGCTGGGAGTATATCACTTGCCGAATAACGTATCTGCAGATTTAGCATTCGTAACAGATGGAACGGTCATCTTGAACAAGGGGACATTCGCAAACTGGACAGATGCTAGCCACGTACCATTCAATCAAGGAGGTGGAACCACTACTGGATCAGCATCCGTGCTAAATGGCATTCCTTCAGACTTTGTACGTGAAAAAGCTACATTCTATCCTGCTTGCACAATCAAGATCAGACGCGCGCCAAGCCTAAAAGGACAAGACACAGGCCTAACATATATCAAAGGGCAGCACGTAAACTATGACGGATACGTGAAGCGAGAAGGCTACTGCTGGATTTCCTGGATTGGCGCAGACGGAACACGTAGATGGATGGCCTGTGGAGAGCTAAACTCGGCCGGATTTAATACAAGTCCATACGGAACATTTAAATAGAAAGGATCAGCAATAGAACACAATGAACAGGAGAATAAATAGAAGATACCAGACACCTCTACGCCCAGACTTTGCACATTTTCTAATTGAAGAACAAGGACTGAGCGACAGACAGAAAAAAGTTGTATACCAGCTAAGAAGCAAAACGCAAGACTCGCAATGGCACTACCAGGACGCAGGCATGTCAAAAGACGAATTCGAAGAAACTGTCAAAGATTTAAACGACTACTACTGGGCCCTTTTGGTTGATATGGCCTTCGGATTTTACAAGCTAAAGAAGGACAAAAGAGGAACAATTCCAGACGTGGAAATATTAGAGAATATAGGTGAAAAGAGGTAGAACACAATGAACACACCATATTTCAATAATTTCATGCCGCAGCCTGGACAGTTTGGGCTGCCACAGATGCAAGCACCGACTCAACAAATGAACCAGATTCAATTTGTAAACGGAATCGAAAGTGCTAAAGCTTTCACTCTAGGACCGAACCAGTCCGTGATTTTAATGGATAGTAACAAGCCTATCTTTTATCAGAAACAAGCAGACGCAAGTGGCTTCTGTACGATCAAGGCTTATAGCTTCCAGGAAGTGAAAGAAGATCAACCGGAAGACAAGTACCTCACGAAGGCAGAATTCAAGGAATGGCTTTCAAAGGTAGAACAGAATGCGAGAGGAGGCAACCGTCATGAATCCACTACTTCAAAATAGACCAGGAGGAAACGGAAACATGCTGCAACAATTTCAGCAATTTAAAAAGATGCTAGGGACACAGGACCCGCAGCAACTTCTAAACGAGCTGATGGCCTCCGGAAAATTTACGCAGGCTCAACTGGATCAGGCCAAACAAATGGCTGAACAGTTCAAGGGCTTTCTAAAATAGGATTTTGCAAAATCAAGATAGATAAGAAAGGAGAACACACATGGACAACTTATCATTATCTGATATCGCTTCTGTAACTGGAAACAAAGATGGGTTTCTAGAAGGAAACGGAATTATCATTCTAATTTTATTCTTTTTGATTTTTGGATTTGGAGGCGGAGCCTGGGGAAACAACCAGCAAGGTACACAAGCCGAAGTTCAGCGTGGATTTGATACGCAAGCTATTATTAATAAGCTAGACGGAATTTCAAACGGAATCTGCTCAAGCTCATACGAAAATGCTCAGCTAATCAACCAGATGAACGTGAACCAGATGCAAAACGCAAACCAAACACAGATGGCCATGATGAATGGCTTCAACGGTGTAAACAGTTCTTTATGCCAAGGTTTTGGAGGAGTACAGGAAAGCATTAACAACCTATCTCACCAGATGGAACAATGCTGCTGCAACTTAAAGACTCAAATGATGCAAGACAAATATGATGCCTTGAAAACTCAATATGATCAAAGCTTGCAGGCAATTTCAAACAGCGTACAAACTCATAACATCTTGAGCCAATTAGGACGATATTACACAAATCCGCCATACTACCCACAATATGGAACTTACTACCCTGCAGGCGCAACAGTACAGTAGCGTAGAGGTAGAGACATGATCCAAGTCGTCAACACGACAAGCGCAACACTAGCAGCAGGCGCAACGATCCCACCTGGAACCGTTCAGACTCGGACGAACAACAGAGTTAATCTAAACGGAAACGCTCTGGAGATCGTAAGACCTGGAACTTATAAAGTGGATGGAAGCTTCGTGATTTCAGCAACCGCAGCGGGAACAAATCAAGTGCAACTTTATGCCAACGGAACAGCAGTACCGGGAGCCGTAGCACAAGTAACAACAACCGCAGTAGACAACGTGATCACTCTTCCAGTATCCGCTGTTATCCAGGCAGCACCAGCAGCACCAGGAAACAAGGTCGCTCTAACGTGGGTTACATCAGCAGCCGGAACTCTGATCAACGCATCAGAAACGGTTTCTAGAATAGTATAGGTGATTGAAGGCATGCCAGAAGGCGTGCCCTTTTTACGTGCCCTTTTTAGTAGGAGGTAACAAGAATGAGTAGACTTACAAACAAAGCATGGTGGGAGGCAGCAGGAGTTCGAGCAATCAAGACAATGGCTCAAACAGCTCTAGCCTCTATCACCGTAGGCGCAGCCGTTCCGGACATTAACTGGATGTATGCAGCTAGCACAACGGTCGTGGCCGGCGTATGCTCGATTCTAACAAGCTTAGCAGGCTTGCCAGAAGTAAATGAGGACGAATAATGACTGATACAATTCTGGTTGCAATCATATCCGGACTTTGCGTCGGAGTACCTTCGGTTTTAGCAACATGGACCAGCAACTCCAAACATTCGGCATTGCTGGATTACAAGGTAGAACAGATGGACAAAAAGGTCGACAGTCTAGCTAAAAAAATCGAAAGCCATAACGAGCTGGAAAAGGAAGTGGCTACGCTAAAAGAACAGGTCAAAGACTTATCGGAACGGATCAAGGGAATGCTTGAAAAATAGCGTTCCCTTCTTTTTTATTTTCTGCTTTATCTTTCGCTTTTTTACTTGCTTTATGAACTGTATTACATCACAATGTGAGTGTAAAAGGAAAGAGAGATAGAACACAATGGAAACAAAAACTGAAAAGCTATTAGGGCTAGTAATAAGAAGAACAACATGGCAAATTGAAAGCATTAATCGCTCACTAGAACAAGAAAAAGAAGACTTGGTTCAGGAAGCACAAAAAGGAAACACAAACTGTGTAAAACAAATTTGCGCTAGAATTGAACAACTTGAAAGAGACCTAACAATCTACAATTCATATAAATATGAACTAGAAGGAATCATGAATTTAGGAAACGAATAAAAAGAAAGAGAGATAGAACACAATGACAAATACAGAAAACCTTGAAGCACTAGAAGCACAAATTCAAAACTGGATTGAAAAGCAAACAAGAATCGCAAAGGAAATTCAATACGAATTAAACGCAATCGAAAGAGAAGAAGATATTGACTTCGGAAAAATCAGAAAATTAGCTTACGAAGCAGACGTCTACAAGACATTGATCCAAGAATCACAACGCCAGATTCAAGCAACAGAGGAGGCATAGCATGACTAGAGAAGAAGCAGTGATGAGACTAAGAGAAGACATAATGGACCAATTGTATTACAGTGAACACATGATGACAGTAAAGGAAGTAGCAAACTGGCTATACAGACACAATTGCGACGAAGACGCTAAGGATGTACTAATGGAAATAATAGAAGACTAAGGAGGATACAGACATTCTGGAATACCTAGACACAAAAGAGAGCGTCAACAGATACCTGAAAGATCTGATCAGAGAAGATATAGAACGACAAAAGAAAGAGGCCGAGTAGGCCCCTTTTTTGTGATGTAATTTTGATGTATAAAGGCTAAAAGTTCTAGAATCAAAAAAGAACAGTAAGCGACAAAAGAAGTCAAAATGAGTATAGATAAAACAAAATGAGACATAAGGAAGCATAGTCATTAGAGGTTAAACATGGGGGTGTTTTTTTT